TAGATCCTGTTCATCACGTTTTTTAGCCATATATTATTTACTATAAATAGACGATTAGAATGGTTTTTCAATACGTTTACGTGAAGATGCTGAAGTATTTTTATCTGACTCTGATTCAGATTTCTTAATTTCCACTAATTGTTGGTAATAGAAACTACGCAAATATACGGGTAAATTGTAAGCAATATCCACCGTTATTGCTCCCTGACTATAATAACTTAACTCGAATATTTGTTTATGAAGATGGACCTTATATTCAGGCGTTAGGCCAAAAAAAGGACACCTCCATTGGTATCCCCGTCCTTTCCGTGTGACTACACTCAGTGCATTCAAAGTCGAAATTCATATCAATATCAGGAGTTGTTTCTTTAACGTAGTTTCTCAACGCTAAACTATCACGGGAAAGAAGTTCCGTTTCTACAAATTTATTGATGAATTGTCTATCATCGTTACCATCAACTGAGATAATCATCTTCTTGAGTCGAGTGGTTACTTCGGGGGACGTTCCGTTCTTAAAGGTTTTATTGAAGCTGGCAATTTCTTGATCAATTGCATGTTCATCTTTATGAGTCAAAAGTTTATACTTAATGGTAAGTTTTGATGATGGGAGAAGATATTCAAATGTATTTACCCCACGTTGATATTTATTAACATCAAAATCCTTGTTGTTTACCTTTGATAAGTCGAGTGTACATCGGTTTTCTTTACCACATTTAGGACATCCAATATCAATTGGTCCATAACTATCACCATATGCGAGTCGTCGAGCTGCTACAAACAACGCATTTTTATCACCAATCAACAAGTCGTCGATATTGACACCGGCAGTAACTATCAAACTCTCAAGAAGTTTTTCTAAGACAATGCCCTTCTTAATAAGGTTCTGACTGCTAAGAATATCTTCCTCCTTAGCCGTCATATGTTTGATTTCTACCGTTCCTTTACTTAGAGGATTGTCTTTGTTGTAAAAGAAACCGTCACTTGGAAGTCCAATTGTTTCCGCTGGAAATTTGGATTTTTCAACTGGTTTTGTTGTCGTAGATTGGGGTCTGGTAATGTTTATTGTTTGTTCACTCATAACTTATTTGAGTATATATAGTGACCACATTCAATTTTTAACTAATTATATTGCTACCCTTTTTAGTTCCACTCAACTTTTGTGTAGCTGCTGATACCATTTCATTTGCACTACTTAATTCTTTTTTTGCGGCGGCAACTGCTGCTTCTTCCGCAGATACATCTTCTTTACGGTTATTTTTCGCACTACGTAATTGTTCTTCAGCACTTTTCAATCGAGACTTCGCACGGTCATACGAAACCTTCTTTGCAATTAAGTCATACTCATCTCGTTTGATTTGAGCTGCATGTATCTTTCCGGCAAACTCGTCATCTTGTTCCATGAGTGTTTTAATGAAACTCTTGATTGACTCTTTTAATTGCGATTTTTTCATAGGTTGTTTACAGTTATAAATATTAGTTAAAATATCAACTAACTATAAAATTTAAATCGGGATGTTCTTTTATATGACACACTTGACACAGAGTTTGTCCAGATACCTTGTTTTTTATATGGTAATCAACAATTTCTGATGCGATGGTTTTTTTAATTTCAAAGTTTTCAATATCTTCATTAATATGGTTTTCCATAATTTTGTTATATATTTCTATAAAACTTTCTATGTGATGATGTACTTGAAGATTATCAGTGGAATTGCACGATTTACATTTATAACCATCTCTAATTAAAATTGGGGTTCGCCATTCACGTTTATATCGAACATCCGACCGGGCTATATTTTCTATGGTTGACACTCCACCATTCCACCAATGGTGATTTTCTCGGCTGGGAGATATAATTTCTTTGTTATTTCGGCGACGTGCCATTCGTTCGGAATATTCCTTTCTTATTTCGGGTGTAAATCTATCAGAACATTTTTTTGCAGTTCTTTGTAATGATTCAGAGTCTTCTTTTTTTAAACCTTTACTCCAAGGGATTCTCTCACCGGATGCAAATTGCTTTCTTCGTGTCTCGGATGATTTTTCAATAGCTTTCTGATTATGTCCCCAATTATTCCTCACTCTCATTGCATGTCCGACTGTTGAAAATTCTCTAAATCGACCAAATTCTTGTCCCCACTTTACCTTTTCACCACAACCACATGCACATGTTGGATGTACACCATTTAAATAATATTCAAGATAGAGATTTGACATCTTTGTTTTATGTACGGCTGTTGAGTGACGACTTAATAATTCAAACCGTTCAAAACTTCTGGAACACCGTTTACATTTATATTCATCCATAAAAAACCATCCTACTGTTGTGTAGGATGGTTTTAACCGTATACCGATTTTTGATATTGTCAATACAAGATAATCAAAACTGAAGCACGGCGTAGTCGTAACTTAATTGTAATGTTATCGGAATGAATTCTCCATCATTACTCCAATCCAAACTTCCGAAGTCGGTTTCACCACTGATGAATGCACCCTTCAATGTCCATTCTTCGACTTTATCACTAACGGGCCCTAATACGTTAATGGTGACATCTTTCTTATAGAAATCAGTGTAACCGTCACGACCCGTGACAGATTCGTGGTGAAGACGAATCCATTCCATAACGGCTTGAGCACCAGATGGAACGACTGGATCATACATCGTTATCGAAATATCACTCCACTTGCTTTTACCACGATATTTACGTTGAATATTGATATGGTCCAAAACCTTTGCCTCTGCAGAAATCTTTGGACGGTTTGTTGCTTTAATGAGGAACGACGGAATGCCATCCACATACATTATGAATCGGTTCTGAACCTTTGGTTCAAAACTTGTATAGAAAATTTCATTCGATTGTAATAAGTCTGCCATAGTATTAATTTATTTGTAATGGTATTGTCACCACAATTATAAATATAATTTATTTGGAAAAATGTTGACTTTTGTTAAACTTCTGTAATTATATCCACGTAAGAACCGAAATTACATATGGCAAGACCTAAAAAAAATCCAATGTTTGTGGAAAAAACCTGTGAACAGTGTCACGTTATATTTCAAGTAAAATACGTAAAAAGAAATATACAACGATTTTGTGGTAAAGTCTGTGCGAATGCCCATCCAGAAACTAAACGTAAAATACTCGAAAGTCAAAAAAATACATTTGATGAAAGATATGGTGGTCATCCTATGTTGACTGAAAATACAAAAAATAATCTAAAAAATTCTATTTTGGAAAAATATGGAGTTAATCATTATTCTAAAATTGATGGATTTAAAGAACAAATCCAAACCACTCTTTTTGAAAAATACGGTGATAAAAATTACAATAATATAGAACAAATCAAAAAAACCTGTTTGTCGAAATATGGGGTTGATAATTACAAAAAAACCGACGAATATAAAATTAGATATAAAAAAACATGTATTGAAAAGTATAATAAAGAACATGCGTCTCAATCAACCAACTATAAACTGGCACACAAATTGAATATGTTTAGAAAATTTATAGAATCGGATAGGTTTGTTAATTTCATACCGAAATTTGAATTTGATAACTACGATGGTGTTAATTCAACTAGTATTCATAAGTATCCATTTTTATGTAAACGTTGTAATGGAATTGAGTTGTATGATTTATCAGATGGTAAAGATTTACGATGTTCCACATGTGACAAATTATATTCCACATTTCAAACTGATATTTTAAATTTCGTCAAATCTTTAACTACACATCCTATCATTTCAAATGACCGTAGTTTGTTATATCCGAAAGAATTAGACATTTACATTCCTGATTTAAAAATAGCTATAGAATGTGATAGTTTGGCTTTTCATTCTGATGTATTTGGTGGAAAAAATAAAATATACCATCTTAACAAGACAAAAAATTGTATTGTCAAAGAGACAAAACTTATCCATGTATGGGATAATGAGTGGCGAAGTAAGCAGGAAATTGTCAAATCTATATTACGAAATTTGTTAAATGTATCGACTACTAAAATATATGCTAGAAAATGTGTTATAAAAGAACCATCATCTAAAGAATCCTCCGACTTTTTGAAAGAGAATCACATGCAAGGAACGGATCACCCTAGCATTCGATTGGGATTATATCATAATGAAGAATTGGTATCGTTGATGACATTTTGTAAACCGAGGTTTAATCGTCACTATGAGTGGGAGTTGAGTAGATATTGCAATAAGTTGAATACTAAAGTTGTTGGGGGTGCATCTCGACTATTTAAACATTTCTTAGGTAAAATTAATCCGAAAAACATAATATCTTATTCTGACCGACGTTTTTTTGATGGTAATTTATATTTGAATCTAGGATTTATGTTTTTGGACAATACACCACCAAACTATTACTACATTATAGACCGTTACTACACCACTCAAAATAGAATGTCTTGGCAAAAACATCTTTTAGTGAAAAAATTAGAGGGATTTGATGAAACATTAACTGAGTGGGATAATATGCAAAACCATGGCTTTGATAGAATATGGGATTGTGGAAATAGTAAATGGTCGTGGAGTAATAAATCTTAACTCTTTTCAAATATACTCACACTTTTATCATAAATGGTGGTTTTGATGTCTCTTAGTTTGTCAAGGTAGTGATTGGTTCGGAGTAGTTTAAACACGATATTTTCTGTGCTAAGTTCTCCACTCGCATCCAAACCAGTTTCTCTCATTTTGTATATGTCTGATAGTATGGTTTTTATCTTCTCAATACTTGGTTGGTCCATTACTTTATTAATCTTATAGACGTAATCGTTATATTTGCTTAAAATGAGATTGTGGTCCAAGACTACCTTTTCCTTTACGGGCTTAACTATCCATCTGCCTGACATTAATGAATAAATGCCTGTGGCATGGGTCTTGTGATTGATATCTTGAATATAACCCTCGACGTTGTGACCTTTTATAGTAATGTCGTGTTCGTAGTTCCATTTGGATTTCAAAGCATCCAGATAATTCTTCACACTTTTTTCATCAATACCCAATTCATTTACGTCAATAACCAAGTGTAAATCTATGTCGCTGGTTGGGGACCAATTGTAATTAGCTGAACTACCAAGTAAATATACATCTTTTAACTTTGCATTAATTTTACTATCCGCATAAAAATCCGACGCGATTTGTAATAACTTAGAGGAAACTTCTGGTCTAATGTTAGTATCGTCCACCCAAATTGCCGGATTTAGATTAGGATTGTAAATTCTTTGTTTAGACATATTCTTTTAAATTTCTACTTATGACATATTGATTTAATTCATCAATTGTCGATTCGGCTGATTCATGTTTTATTCCAATACCACCATTTTTAACCCAACTATCCACATTCTTTTTATAATCATCAATCAAAATTGCATCTGGCTTAGCATATTGCTTTTTGATTTCGGCTGACGGCACTATAACTAAATGCTGAGGATTAATATAGTTTATTAACCCGTGACTGTTTAACCATTCCAACTTCCCAGCTTCTGCATAAATTGAACCGTTATTTTTGCTTGAACTACTCATGATACCAATTTGTTTTTTGGTAAAGTTCGTAGTAACATAAGCTACCAAAATTTTCATATCGGTAATTGGCAACATATCTTTCCAAAAGTTGATGCCTTGTCCGTTTACAAAATCCCAAAATTCTTCTTTGCCATATTTATTTTCCCATTGGTGACCATCTAATCCATGACTACCTTTTAGATTTTTAAACGTAGTTTCAAAATCGCATAAAACACCGTCCATATCTAAATATACAATATCAATATTCTGTTTCATATGTAGGTATCATAAATTATAATAAATATTTGTCAAATATAAATAGTTGACAAATTAATTTTAAAGTATATGTACAAGCAACGCTAAGCAAATAAGCATATTTAAGTACATTATAAGTACATTATAAGTACATTAGTACAAGTACTATAAATAAGTACAACTAATTTAAGTACGTATAGTAACTATAAATTTGAAATTATTGAAAGTGTATCTCTCACTCAGTTGAAATTCCAACGAAGATTCTTCATCCCAACCATCACCCCAAGGTTGACCATAGTTAGGTCCGGCTAACACATGGTTGATATTATTATCATCATATGTTACAAATTCAGCTTGTGAATTTGCGTTAGTATTCATACTATAATAAATATGAAAACTCTAATCCTTACAATAAAAAACCTCCAAGTATTTACACTTGGAGGTTTTCTGATTTTATCTATTTTTTATGCGCCAGGAAACTGCGCTCCAGTAGGCATGACGTTGAAATCAAGTATGATGAATTCAGCCGTCTTAGCTGGTTGTATGTAAATTTGACCGTAGAGGATATTTCTATCAATCAAATCAGGAGTGTTATTCGATTCATCCATAACAACTTGGAAGGCATACAAACCACTACGTTGTTGTACGCTTTCGAGATATGGATTAACGATTGCCAAGAATCTATTTCTTGTTGCGGATACGTTTTGTTCAAACACCAAGAATTTCGAGGACGATGCGATGAATTTCTTGAGTGCAATTAACAATCTACGAACGTTGATACGGTCAAGAGCACTTGGTGCGACTTGGAGAGTTTTTTGACCCCAAACACAAATACCTTGGCCCGGAAACGCTGCGATTGGATTGACACGACCTTCGTATAAGGTGTCACGTTCTTCGTGAGTCAAACGGTCAAGCACTTGAACAGCTTGGGTGATACCACCACGATTTAAACCAGCAGGTGCGAACCACTCTGCGGCGGATCTATCGTTAGCTGCGTAGATTGCAGGTAACACAACAGATGGTGGAACACTGACAATCTTATTCAAATTGGTGTCAAGAATCTTGACCCAAGGATAGTAAGTTGCTGCGTAACTTGTGTCGTATAGAGCTGCTTGGTCAATTGAACTGTCAATTAAACCTGTGCTTTGGTTGGTGGATGGGAATACCACGTTATCCATGATATAGAAACAGTCACCACGAGCTTCGCACATATCAACTACCAAGTTTGTCACATAACTGTGTAAACTTGAGAAGATACCCGGAACAACAATCAAGTTAATATCGAACTCATCTGCGTTACTTAAAGCACCGACACATTGTTTATATGCGACACTTCCAGCACTATTGATGTTTGTGCAATCCAAACCTTGTGTGTTTCCAGCAATAATATCAGAACCGATATTTACTGGAATTGCTGGCCATTGACCATCAAAACCACCTTGGAAACCAAGAATGAATTTACGTTTCTTGACGTTAGTTGATTCGGATGCTGCGATGTAGTATGATGGCACACCATTACCAGAAGTCACACCACCGGTCGTATAATCACTTTCCAAGTCGAAATCGACATTCTCACCATTCGAGTCGTTAGAACCGAAATATGGCAGCGGGCCGAAGTATTGTAAATTATCACGGTTACATCCAACACCACTTGAAGCGGTAGGATACAACGCTTGTAATTCATCGGAAGCACCAACTGGCACTTCACCAATCATAATACCCGATGCGTATTTACCCGGAGCCTCACTGTAAGTGGACGCCTTGCTGTAACGCATTGGTGGCAAGAAATTACTATAATTACTATCCATTGGAGTTGCGTAAGCACGGAATCCGTAAGGAACACATGTTACTGGATAAACAATGTCAGTCATTTCGATACGAACATACTTACTCAAGTTACTGTATGTTCCGAATTCGATAATCTTACCTGCGAAGGTGATGTAGTTGTAACGGTCACCGACTCTACGAGCGATGAAGTTAGCGGAATCCGGATCCAAATTCAAATTCTGGAAGGTTTCGAGAATCTTAGGACGTTTTTCCGTATCACTGAATGAACGAATGCTCAATGTGAAACTTCCGTATGTAGAACCCGGAACGGTTCCAGCCAATCGAACGTTACTGATTTCAACTTTGAAACGAGTATTTTCACCAGTACCGTCACCCAAGGTGTGAACCTTGAACAAATTGTATTTGGTAGAAACCGCGTCACCAGCAGAACCCGTCCAAGGAGCAATCGTTTGTGATGTAATCCATGGAGTTTCAGCTTGTTTTAAAGCGAATGCACTGTCACCAGTCGTTAAACTAGTAGAATATGTATCGGTGAAATTCAACAAATCACCAACACGGGATTGAGTAGTCGTTCCATCACTAATGGATGTTCCAACACCAATTTTCCAATTCTTCTTGTCAGCCTTCACACGTTCAATCGTGTCTTCAAATATTGAGTAGATATATGCAGCTTCAATCTTTTGACCACTAACTTGTGTGTCAGGGTCACCAACTGTTGCGTCATTACCAAATACTGAGGTGATATATTTAGAACTGTTTGGGTCGAGTGAGAATCGGTATTTACCGAATGCACTTCCTTCTGAACTGCTCAATGCCATATCAAATTCCAAACTAGTTGCTCTTTCGGTTACCGAAGAAGTAATAGTTACAATCGAACCACTGAAACCCGGAATACTCAAGTCCGATGAATCTTGGGTTGCGTTACGAGTATTGGCAAGAACTGCCAAGACTAATGGTTGAGAACCACTTCCCGTTGCGGCACATGGGTCACTACTGACTGAACCATCTGCGGTGAAAGTTCCGGTGTATGGTCCATATGAACCACTAACTGCACCTGCGGTCAAATACAACACCGTTCCACAACCACTGGATGAACGTAATGCTTTAAATACAGGGTTAACAATTTTCAACGTTGAACCACTTTCAATATCGAATGTCGATGAAGCAGTAATGAATAATTGGTCAAAACTCATTGAGAAGCTTGAAACCGTTGCGGTAGATTCTAACAATGCTTGAGTTAATTTTTGTGCGGAAGTCTTTGTTGGGTCACCTTCATAACTGGATGTGATGTAAACACCAGAACCCGTAGTCAAGTTAAACGTACCCAAAGTGACTGTCTCACCTGCGTAATCACCACTACCAGAACCAGCTGGGTAGAAAGTTGCAGTGTCGTCTTCAAATGTAAC